TGCCTGCAGTGCAGGCGGTGTTGCCAATTGTCAAGGATTTTGCTACATGGGCTGCAACAAACCCTCAAACATTTACGCGAGTTGCTGGCGCAATTGCCACAATTGCTACAGCAATTCTTGCAGTTAACTTTGCATTAAATGCAAGCCCATTTGTGTTGTGGGCTACTGGTATTACAGCGCTTGGTGTTGCAGTGTTTGCTGCATATCAAAAATTTGAGAGTTTTAGAACAGGCGTAAACATGGTTATTAACGCAGTTATTGGATATATCAATGGCGCTATTTCAGCAATGTATATGCTTTACAACGCAGTAGCAATGGTCATAAATGCGATACCGGGTTTAGACAACATTGCTATGAAGGTCGCACCACAAATACCAACTATTGGCGGTACAGGTACTAGCGCGGTATCTGGTGGCGGTGCTGCTCGAGAGGGTGGCACAGGCTCATTTGGTGGCGGTACTTTGCCAAACATTGCAAGCATTCCAATTATGTCACCAGCAATCACCAGTGGTGGTGGCGGTGGCGGCGGCGGTGGCGGTGGGTCGTTTACGCCAGTTGTTAGCGGCGGTGGGCCTTATGTCGGGCCTAGCAACATACCCGGCTTTACAGGTGGCAACGCCGAACGCATAGCGTCAATGACAGTAAATGTTAACGGCGGTTTGTCAACAAGTGCAGATATTGGTGAAGCAGTAGTCAACGCCTTGCGCGCATACAATCGCAGTGCAGGCCCACTACAACTAGAAATTGCCTAATGTCTGGTGTTGCTGTTGTCGGGTCAGGCAATTACTCGCTAGAGATTGACACAGGGTTTGTACAAGACGCATTTATTTTAGACTCAGCAACGGCTGGCGTATTAAACAATACGCAGTATGTGTTAGACGGTACAACAAATTTTGCAGAAGTGCTTGATGGTTGCACAAATGTGTTTGTTAAGCGTGGTCGGCGTGATATTGGCGATCAATTCAGCGCTGGCAGTATGTCATTTACATTGTTAGACACCAGCGGAATTTTTAACCCATTTGACCAGCAATCACCGTACTACGACGCCACAACACAGAAGCCGGGACTAGCGCCAATGCGCAAAGTGCGACTGTCTCGGTACAGCGACATTAATTTTAAAGAATATTTGTTTACTGGCTATGTCGTTAACTATGACTACAACTTTGCGCTCGGCGGTATTGACACAGTAGGAGTTTATTGTGCAGACGATTTTTATTTGCTGGCACAAACATATTTTGCAGAATTTAATGTCAGCGAGCAATTGAGCAGTGCTCGACTTAGCGCTGTATTAGATAGACCTGAGGTAGATTTCCCTATTGCCCAGCGCGACATTGCTACAGGCACACAGACTCTCGGCGGTGCTGCAGCGTACACAATTGCAGACGGCACAAATGTTTTAGAGTATTGCTCACGCATACAGCAAGCGGAGCAGGGCAGATTGTTTATGTCAAGAGATGGCGACATTGTGTTTGATGCAAGGCTCGGCAACACACTGTCAGGGTCTATTGCAGATTTCCACGATGATGGCACTAATTTTAAATACAACGGTGTAGGCATAACTTTTGAGGCAGATCAGGTGGTTAACCGGGCATCAGTGACTATTGCTGGCGGTAACACGCCACAAGTGGCAGAGGACTTAACTAGTCAGGGCGTGTACTTTATACAAACTGAAAGCATTACAGAGTCATTGTTACATAATGACGCTGCAGCACTGTCACTGGCAGAGTATTTGCTTGAGGGCGAGCCTGAGGCGCGCTACACAAGTGTCGAGACACAGTTCAACATGTTGACCACAGCACAGCGCGACACGCTGGCAACAATCGAGATTGGTGACACGATCACGGTAGAAAAGACTTTTACTAGCGGTGCAGGTACAACTGAACTGGCGCAAGAATTGGCTATTGAAGGTATTGAGCACAGTATCAATATCAGCAACGGACACAGGATTGCGTTGTTTACAAGCCCTACAACGATCGTCTTTGAATTAATTTTGAATGACCCAATTTATGGCATCATCGCACCATCAGACAATGTATTAGGTTAATCTAAGGAGCAACTATGGCAACAAGACAAAGTTTTACAGCATCACAAGTTTTGACTGCAGCGGAGCAAAACGCGCTGGCAACAGCGATGATTGCAATTAACGCCCAGACTGGTGCAACCTACACGGCGGTGCTAACTGATGACGGCAAATTAGTAACTATGTCAAATGCGAGCGCTAACACAATTACTATTCCACCGAACTCATCAGTGGCGTACGGCATTGGTACGCAGATCAACATTGCACAACTAGGAGCAGGTGCTACAACTATTGTGGCCGGTAGCGGTGTCACATTAAATAGCGACGGTGCAAAACTTAAACTTAATGCACAGTACGCGGTTGCAACTTGTGTCAAGACTGACACTAATACTTGGTTTGTTGTCGGCAATCTTAAGGCGTAGCGCGTGCAAATTCTTGGCGGTGTTGGTGCGGCTGGCATGGTGACAGTAAATTTTTTAGTTGTTGCTGGCGGTGCAGGTGGTGGCGGTGGTAACAGTGGCGGTGGCGGTGGCGCTGGTGGCCTTCGATCATCAGTAACTGCTAGCGGTGGGTCACCTGGTACGGCTGAGAGTCCTTTGCTACTTGCTACAGGTGTTGCGTACACGGTCACAGTTGGCGCTGGTTCTCCAGGTGCAACAACGACACTTGGGGCAAATGGCGCTAATTCTGTTTTTGACACAATCACATCGTTAGGTGGTGGTGCGGCAGCGACTGATGGCGGTTCGGTGCAACCTGCTAGCGGTGGTTGCGGTGGTGGTGGGTCATCGACTTTGCCACGCACAGGCGCGGCAGGTACTGCTAATCAGGGGTTTGCAGGTGGCACAGGTACAGGACCAGCGACATACAACAATGGTGGTGGTGGCGGTGCAGGTGGAGCAGCAAGTGGTCAGACAGGGGGTGCTGGTGTTGCTGTTTCAATAACTGGCAGTTCAGTTACTTATGCAGGTGGTGGCGGTGGGTCATCGTATGACGGTGGCACAGGTAGCGGTACAGACGGTGGTGGTAACGGAAACAAAACAGGTGTTGCCGGTGCAGGCACAAACGGCAAAGGGTCTGGCGGTGGCGGTTCAGGCAGCATTGCAGGCTCATTTATTGGTGGTCAAGGTGGTAACGGTGTTGTCATAGTTGACGCTGGACAAGTCGCCGCATCAACCACAGGGTCACCAACTCTTAGCGGAACTGTTTACACATTTACAGGTTCAGGAACGATCACATTCTGATGGCATATTACGCACAAATATCAAATGACATTGTTACTGATGTAATTGTTGTAAACGATGACATAACAGACGGCACACAATTCTGTCACGATCTGTTAGGCGGTGTGTGGGTGCAAACATTTATGAACACAGACAAAAACTTTGCAGGAATTGGCTACACATACGATGAAGCAACAAACAATTTTATAGCGCCCCAGCCATACCCTTCGTGGACACTCAACAGCAACGGTGACTGGCAACCACCAACACCAAAACCACCAATGCCACCCGCTACACAATGGAACGAACAAAAACAAGAATGGGTAATTTTATGAACAAATTACAAATCGCAGACCAAACATTAAAAGGTGGCATACAAGGTGTCATCTGTTATTTTCTGTGGAAATCAAACCTTGACCGCGAACTAATATTTATGTTGATGCCAATCAGTAGCACAGTGCTGGCATGGATTAGCACCAAAATTGGTGACCCTGATCTGGCGTGTCTGTTCGTACAAGACAAAGACAAGAAACAAAAATAAAACCGTACACAGTTCACGCAGCGCCAGTAGTCACACGGCCACTAGCAGGCATGGACTTGTGGCTATCACGATGCGTCAGGCATTCAGATAATTCTTTGTTTAATAACGGTTCATGGGTTTTGCGCGATGTTCGAGGCAAACCCGGCATTGTGTCCAACCATGCGAAAGGTGTTGCAGTTGATTTGTCGTACCGCTGGCAAGCACAATTAAAAAAAGGCAGGCAAGACGGTCGCAAAGTCTCGCTTGCGTACATTGTCAAATTGTTGGAAAACGCAGACACGCTAGGCATTCAACTTGTCATTGACTACGCGTTAAACCGATCATGGAAATGTAGTCGAAGCACTTGGATTGCTGGCACATTTGAATCAGGCGACTGGTATCACATTGAGGTTGACCCAGTGATGTGTAACAGCCCTGAACTCGCTAAACAGGCATGGGATAAGGTGTTCGGCGTAATACCTGCGGTGACTAAAAATCCCGTGTAAGGTGTTTAACGACCGAGAAAGTCGAGGCACACCATGCCATTCATCATCAAAGCAGTTATTGCATTTGCGTTATCAGCAATCGGACTTGGCGTATACCAAGTGCCACAACCACGCCCAGACATGTCAAGCACCACACCCACCAGCAAGCCTTACGAGGCTGTTGGCGGTTTTGGGCAGTACATAGCCGATGTGTACCGTTTCGTGCCACCAGTGACCACCACAGTCGCCCCACAGCCTGTGTATAAGCATGGGGACTGCTCATGGCTACCAAAAGTGGCATTGCAAGCAGGCTGGTCAGTGCACCACTTAAAACAGTTGCGCGAGATCGCGCTTCGAGAGTCAGGTTGTTGTCCTGCTCGCGCTGGCGGCGACACTGTTGACAAAGATTGCAACATTACTGGCGTAGCGGAATGGTCGCACCGATCAGACTCAGGATTGATGCAAATTAACGGTGTGCATTGGCTACCTGACCACGCAAAGTATGACGGCTTGATTTGTAAACAAATGGGCATATGCACACAAGCACCACTGTTAGACGCGCTCACAAACCTTAAAGCGGCACGCCTACTGTACGAACACGCAGGCTGGTCACCCTGGTCAATCTGCCACCGGGACAACACATGCAAATAGATCGCCAACTACAAGACTTGTGCATATTAATTGTTGCAGGTTTATTAACTGTGCGACTACTAAGCGCTATATTCCTAAACACATAACCAAAGGACAAAACAATGACCGAGAACGAATACAACGAAA